ACAGAGGCACAGGCGAACCCGTAAAAACGGTGGGGGCCTGTATTACGTATGTAGCAAAATTTTAGGAACCAAATATAGCCGAAAGGACGTGACCACATGAACCTCCTGACTTTCCTCTCCAATCTCTTCGCCGCCCTTGCCCACGCAAAGAAAGCGGCAGACGTCTCCGGCGCACCGGATGGCGAGTACCACATTTACAACGACAAGAAAAGCATTTATGACGTGTCCACAGTGGACACCCAGAGCGCTGCTCCTCCCGGCTGGGAGGGTGCGCCGCCCTACCGCTACATCGACGTGAGCCGGTATCAAGGCAAAATCACCCTCGACGGCTGGCGCAAGGTCAAAGCGTCTGGCTACAAGGGCGTCATGCTCAAGACGGTCTCCACGAATCCGAATCTGAGCAAGCGCAAGGACGGGCTGTACGTTGACCCGACCTTTGAGCGCAACTACCGCAACGCCCGGGCCGCTGGGCTGGACGTGGGAGTCTACTACTACACTTACGCCACCAGCGAGGCTATGGCGGATGCAGAGCTGGCCCTTGTGCGGGAAGCGGTGCGTGGAAAAGAGCTCACCATGCCCGTGTGCGTGGACGTGGAGGAAAACAAGCTCAAACCCCTCTCTACCCTTGACCTTACCAACGTCGTGGCCTATGCGCTGGAAAAGGTGGAAGCCATGGGCTTTTATGCCCAGCTGTACACCTACACGGGCTACAGCTATGAGCTGGACATGCAGCGCCTGGCAAGCCGCTGGGACGTCTGGCTGGCCGACTACACGGGCAAGACGCCCAAGGTGGATTACATCTACCACGCCCACCAGCACACCAGCAAAGGCTCTGTGCCGGGCATCACGGGCAATGTGGACCTCAACGTTACCACCCGCAACTACCCGAAGATCATCAAGACAAAGGGCCTGACGCGGCTCAGGGAGGGCACATGACTGAAAAAGAGGCTTTGATTTGGATTGTGAGCATCTTGGGCAGTGCGTGCGCGGCAGCGATTACGCTGGACAAGGTGCTGGACATCATCCACAAGTACATCAAAAAGGCACAGGCTCCCGACGATGCACAGGACAAGCGGCTGGATGAGCTGGACAGGCGCGTGGGAGTCATCGAACAGGGGCAGCTCCAGCACAGTGCCGCTCTTGTCAGAGACCTGAAGCGCTTTGACGAAATCGACCGGGTGAGCCGCCTGACGCTGGACGGCGTGCGCAATCTTCTTGACGCCCAGTTGAACGGCGATAATAAAGCCGGTATGGAAAAATCAAAAGCTGACATTGACAAGTATCTTTTAGAGGGAGTGACGACATGGAAGCAGTAAGCAATTTTCTGAGCGCCGTCCCTGGCCCGGTGGCCCTTGCTCTGATGCTGGGCGGCTTTATCTTCTACGCCCTTGGCTGCATCCGGCTGGGGTATGGTGCGGCAGTCAAGCCCACCGTGCTCCAGCTCATCGAGCAGGCAGAAAAGGACATCCAGGGCACCAAGAAAGGCGCGGAGCGCAAAGCCTGGGTGGCTCAGATGCTCCGCGCGGCCCTGGCCACAAGCAAGTATGGGCGTTTTATCTCGTGGGCCATCACCGATGAGACCATCGGGGTGATCATCCAATTTTTCTTTGATCGCATGAAAGCGGCGCTGCAAAAGCAGTAAGGAGGATATCATGGCAAGCATTACATACGAGCATTTTGTTGACACCAACAAAATGTACGCCATACACGAACGTTTTCTTGACCTCACGAAAACATACCATCTCGGTAACGTCACCGTAATGGTGCGCAACGCTGGACAGCTGCCGCAGCCTTTCTGGCTCGGTGCTGCCTGTGGCGGCGGCTCGTGTAGTGCTGCCACTGTGCCTGCAAGGGCTTGACCGGCAGCAGATGACCGCCGCCATCAAAAGCGCACCGCTTGGGAGGGTAGACCGTAAGATAGCCTTACTGCGATACGTTGAGCGGCTCCCGCTGCCAGACATTGCAGCGCAAACACATTACAGCCGGACGGCAATAGGCTACCGGCTGAAAGGCATTGAAAAAATGCTGAATGTGTGATATAATATAACACGAGTTAAGTGTCTTTTTAATTATATCCTTATTACTGGAGACTAGTTCTATATGACGCAGTCTGCAGCGTAATCTTGATGGGTTCCAGCCATCACGGTTACGCTGTTTTCTTTTTGCGCGGATTATAGTATAATAATCTTAATTGGGTGCGATTTCTTACGAAACGCGTTGAAGCGGCAGGCTTTCGGGTCTGCCGCTTTTCTTTTTGCACGATTTGTGGTATAATAATTTCAACAAATCCACCCGGCCTCTCGAAGAAGCGCATTAGGGCGGATATCTGAACCCGTTAAGCCTCTCAACGATGCGTATCATGGCGGGTCTTTTTCGTTGATACAGTCTCCCACCCGCCTACTTATAGTGCGTACCATGCGGGAGACGCAATTTTGCCATTTCGGTGGCAGGGCGATTACTCGCTCACTTATAATCCATCAGCTTTAGGCTGGTGGATTTTGTTTTATTCGCACTATTTTTGTCGAAAGCATTGCCATATATTGGACGATGTGATATTTTAGCATTGCACTCCAATGTGTGCATCCTTACAGTTAAGCGCTCATGCGGATTTTTCCGTGTGGGCGCTTTTCTTTTTGCTTAAGATAATCAAGCTTTAAGCAAGGTTTAACCAAGATTTTTTGTCCTTCGTTTGACGTTCGTTGTCTTTCGGCTTTTGCTGATGCAGTACACTGGGAGCATCAGGAGGGATGTATTATGAGCTATTATCCTACACCCGGAGCACCTTACGTTCCGCAGCAGCCTGTCAATCCTTACGGCGGCATGGGCACGGTAGGGCTTGTCACTCCCCTACCGAACACGCAGATGCAACAGACACAACCGCAGCGTCCGCAGCCGATGAATGGGCAACAGCCTGTTCAGCAGTCGGCACAGGACGGCGGTTGTCTACTTGGCAGACCTGTTTCCAGCAGAGAGGAGTTCCTGGCGATTCCATCTGATCTGTACGGAAGATGGACGTATTGCCCGGATTTGCGTAGTGGGGTCATCTACTGCAAACGTCTGAATCCAAACACTTGTGAATCTGACGTGTTAGAGTTTTACAGCCCGGAAACATGGCGGCAAATGCAAGCACAACAGGCACAGCAAACCGCTGCACCGACACAGCAGTATGTGCCTATTGAGCAGTACAACACCCTTGTACACCGGCTGGATGAGCTGGAAAAGTGGCAGAAGAGCTTCTCTAAGCCAACTGCCACAGCAAAGAAAGGAGAATAAGCGATGTCCTCTCCGTTTGATATGATTACTCACAGCCCTATCATGCAGCTTGCAAATCTGGCTCGTGCCGGGCAGAACCCGATGGGGCTTATCCAGCAGCTGGGTGGGCAGAGTGCCCCCATCATGCAGGGCTTGAACCTGATTCAGGGCAAAAATGAAACACAGCTCCGAACGATGGCGCAGAACCTCGCCAAAGAGCGTGGCATCGACCTGAACCAGCTGGCAAGCGTTTTAAATCTGACGCTGCCCCGATAACGTATCCCTCTAAGCGAAACTCAAACGCTTCTCAGTTTTGCGGACTTGACAAAAACCGCACTTGTTTGGCTTCGCCCATCGCATACGGCGGTGGGATGGCATAACGCAAAACTGAAAGGAGTTTTGTTATGGACGATTTTGCAACTGGCTATCTGGCTGGGCAGGACGGCGGCAATAACAACGGCGGATTCTTTGGCAACGAAGGTCTGTGGGCTGTCATCATCCTCGCCATCATCTTCGGCTGGGGCAACTACGGCAACGGGCGCAACGGCGGCGACAACGGCATGAACAGCTACATCCCCTATCTGGTCGGCACTGGCGCAACCGGTCAGGGCGGTGCAGACACCCGCGCGGCTCTGTCTGAGGGCTTCTACCAGCAGGATACTTCCCGTTCTCTGGCAGGCATCCAGAGCGGCATCTGCTCTCTGGGCTATGACCAGCTGGCGCAGATCAACGGCATCAACGCCGCTATTGCTGGCGGCTTTGCTGGCACCAATCAGGCGATCTGTCAGCTTGGCTACCAGAACGCACAGCTCGTGAACGGACTGGAACGAAGCGTGTCCAACGGCGACAACGCTATCAACCTTGCCATCATGCAGGAGGGCAACGCTCGGCAGGCTGGTCAGACCGCACTTGCCACGCAGCTGGCATCTTGCTGCTGCGAGAACAAGCAGCTGATCGGTGACCTGAAGTACACCATCGCAACGGAGGACTGCGCTACCCGTCAGGCTATCACAGACAACGCCCGCGCCATCGTGGACAACTGCAACGCCAACTTCCGCAGCATGATGGACTACTTCACGCAGGATAAGATCGCCACCCTGACCGCTGAGAACCAGAGCCTGAAGTTCGCCGCTTCTCAGGATCGGCAGAATGCGCTTCTGACAACCGTGATGTCTCAGCAGACTGATACCATCCTGAACCGGGTCAATCCTCGTCCGATTCCCGCTTATCAGGTGGCAAACCCCAACGTGGGCGTGAACTGCTGCGGCTGCTGCTAACCAACACACTCCCCGATAACACCGGGTGAACCATCGGGGCAGGGGTAAGACACCTCTGCCCCTGATTTTTTAGGAGGAAAACATTATGGCTTGCAAAACAAGCTGCAAACTCTGCCCCCATCTGGTCTTGAGCCAGTCTGTCACGTTTGCCAACGATACGCTGACCATCAACATCCCTGCTGGCGCATACCAGAACGGAGAGAAGTATTGCATCGTGGTTGCTCAGAGCATCCCGGACACGACCACCATCAACGCCCCTGTTGTCATCACCATTGGCGCAGGCACTACCGCATACCCTCTGACCGACTGCAACTGCGCTCAGGCAACCGCTGAGAGCATCCACACTCGCACCCGCTACGCTACCCGTGTGGCAACGTCTGCGACCGGCACCGGCACGTTCAAATATCTTGGCTGCTTCTGCCGCTCCCACGCCGGTGCGCCCGCGTCCATTTCCTAAGGAGGTATAGATTATGGGCAAGACTAATTTTCGCCGCATGATGATGCTCCGTGAACACGACAAAACCCGTGAGCCGGAACGTGACCGCCTTGAGGAAGAGCGTGACCGCAGGGAACGTGAACTGGAACGCCGTCTGCGCAAGCTGGAAGGTGACAGCGACCGCTATCCTTACTATCCGCAAGAGGAGAACCGCTACATCGGCCCCTACCCTATCCCCCGCTACCCTGACGTAGAGAATGGGCGCAGAATGCCGCAAATCGGCTTCTCGCAGAACGGTGACTGGGACAAGCGGGCTGGGCAGTACGAACGTGGCGGCGCAGACAGCCGCTCTATCAAGATGCCACGCCAGCACCTCACCCACGATGAAGCAGAGGAATGGTGCGACAGTATGGTGAATGCTGACGGCACAAAGGGCTGTCACTGGACGCTGGAACAGACACAGGACGTTGCGAAACAGCGCAATATCAACTGTGACCCGAACGATTTCTGGGCTGTCATGAACATGATGTACTCGGATTATTGTCAGGTCGCAAAGCGCCAGTCCGTTGACACTCCGGGCTTCTACGCTGACATGGCAAAGGCGTTCCTTGAGGACGCAGATGCCGCAGATGGCAAGGCGTATCTCTACTGGGATTGCATTGCTGATAAGTAAAACAGAACCCCTGTGTAGTTTTTAGCGGCTACACAGGGGTTCTTCTATTTTAACTTTAGAACTTAGTTTTTATCGTTTTGCTTAATTTCTTCTTCAACCGCAATGTACGGAATGTTCTCCAAAGATGCTCTAAGCAACGCAATCACAGCTCTGCCAGATTTTCCGTCTGCCAGTTTTGATACATCTTTTAGCTTTTTTAAGACATCTTCTCGCTTCACATACTTACCCATTATTATTCTCCTTAGAACTCATCTTTTATCATTTTCCATTTTTGCGCCACAATAATTGCAAAATGCTGTATCTTTGAAAGCATACGGATCCCAGTCGCTTCCGTATGTAAGCAATACAATACTTGGATATTTACAGTTTCCACACACCCACGAATTTCCATCCCATTTCCAACTAGCTACCAGTTTCTTTTCTTTTGCAATTTCAACAGCTGGAAGCTCTCTGATTTCGCTCCATGCAGCCACATAATCGCCATGAGTTCGTTTTACGATATTCATAGCATCTGTCTTTTTGATATATTCGCTCTCAATCATAATAACAATCTCTCCTAAATCTTAACTTTTATTGTTATTTTGAATAATGCAATAAAGCGTCTTTTGTATAGTACAATTCCATATCTGCCTTGTACATATCAAGTTGTCTTTTGCTATCCACAAGCGTGTTAAAGTTAAATACCGCTATAAAAGATACGGCGATGGACAAAATCAAGTGCGCTGCAACCAATTTACCAGCAAAGATAAATGGAATCTGAACTGCTACAGCAAAGACATCGAACAAAAGAACGCAAACTCCGTATTTAATCATTTTCTGTAAACGGCTAATGCTTTCTTCGTAAAATTCCTTCGACCTCATCATACGTTAATCCTCCAAGAAGTCCTCTTGATTCAGAACTTGATTTACAATTCGTTCTGTACATTCTTTGATAACCGTAGATGCGGGGACGTGATCTTCATAAGCTATGTTTTCATATTGCGCTCCTGCATATTCAAAGAACCTTTTAGAAAGTATTTCTGCATCCGCACGGCACAACGGCTTTAATTCGTATTGCAACGGAAATCTTCTTGTAAGTGCAGGGTCAAGCCTATCAAATCGGTTTGTCGTTCCAATAATAATGACATTGTTCGGCAATCTATCCATTTCCTGCATAATCGCAATAACAACACGGTTCATTTCTCCAACGTCATCTTTTTGCCCACGAGCCATTCCGACCGCATCTATTTCATCAAAACAAAGAACGCAAGGAGCAGTTCTCACATAATCGAAAATTCTTGCAAGGTTAGATTGTGTTTGCCCTAAGTGTGAATCAACTAGACTTGAAAATTGAATCCTCAAAAACGGAAGTTTCGCTTTATGTGCGATATACCTAGCCAGCATGGTTTTTCCGCATCCGCTTTGCCCATAAAGCATCAATGCTGGCAAATAAGGAATGCCCATCTCGTTCAATTTTTCAGATGCTCGATAAATAGCAACGATTTTCTGCGTTATACTTTTTTCTTCGTTTCTAAGAAGGAATCTTGCTTCTGGAAATTCTTCTGTATCCTCTGCAATCAAAAGATGCTGTAAGTTATATGGCAATTCAATAAATTCTCTTTTGCTTTCCAACTTGCGAAACATATTTTCTTTGAACTGCTCATCTTTTTTGGATGATATAGAATTCAAAATGATTTTAACGGCTTTTTGCGCGTTTCGCATATCGCCATCGCAAACAAATCGAATAAGGCTTCGTTCACTATCATTCATCCAAGAAATCCTCCAACTCAATCTTTCCTTCTGCCGCCGCAGCCGCCAGAGCGTACACGAACTGCCCAATCGTCATTCCGTGTCGCCGTGCTTCACGGTTGATATACTTGCGCTCTTCCTCGCTCATAAGGATGGTAATGCGCTTTGAACGCTTGCCATCGCCACTTGCAACGCCCTGATGCGATTCCGGCATCTGGATTTTTTTCTTTGTCAAGCCAGCTTCGGCTAGTGCACCGGGAACATCGCTCTGTTCGATAAGGCGTTGAACTTCCTTCGCCTGTTTCAGCTTCTTTGGCTTACTTTCGCTTACTACGGCATTGTTCGGCTGTGTTTCGCTGTCTTTGGCTTGCTTCGGCTTAATACTTCTTAACTGTGCTTCATTAGGCTGTGCATGGCTGTCTGTGGATTCACTGGGCTTAATCTGTGCTTGTTCGGCTTCGTTCGGCTTTGCTTGGCTTACTTCTTCTTCCTTTGGCTCACTTCGGCTTAATGTCTGATCCGAAAAAATAGGCTGGAAATCAAACCCGCCAAGCAAGCCTGTGGATTTTTTGCTGGTTGATTTCATTTTTCTATGTCCTCCATCTTTGCTCCGCAATAAGAGCAAAATCTCGTTTCACGGTGGATTTTCGGATAACGCTCAATTTTATAATGACAGTTTGAACATTCGTACCAGTCCCAACGCTTACCGTCTGCATCTACTCGATGATGAACTTCCCACTTTGCCGTTTCTTTCGGCTGAATTTCATCCATCAATTTTACATGGCGAATCACATTTTCTAAAGTATCGCATACACTTGCTGTTTCACTGCGAAATCTTGCTTGGTCAGCTTGGTTCTGCAAATAGTAATTTACGAGTTCTTCAGAATCAATCAGTCGCATTTTTATCTCCCTCCACAATCATCTTCGCCAACGCCTTGAAATCCTCTGCGCTGGTACTCTTTGCCGTGTCTCCGCCAAACAGGCTGTGCCGCTCTGCTTGCGCCTTACGAACGCCCATAGACGGTCTAATCTTCACGTCTAACAGCGTTGTGCCCATGTTCTGCGCAATCACAGGGAGCTGCTCCACAACCTCTTTGGACAGGTTCTCACGGCTCTTGTACTGGTTCAGAAGCAGACCTTCAATCTTCAAAGTCGGATTGAAGTATCTGCGAACATCTCCGATTGTCTGCGAAAGCTGGCTCAAGCCAGCCAGTGCGTATCGGTCTGCTGTGATGGGAACGATGATGCTGTTGGCGGCGATCAGTGCGTTCACAAGCGCAAGACCAAGCTGCGGGGGAGTGTCCATCACAATGTAATCGTATTGCCCGGACACGCTTTCAAGGGCTTCTCGCAGCCGAAAGTTTTTGCCCATGTCTCGGACAAGCTGCTCGTCAATGTCCTTCAATGCGTTATCAGACGGCAGAATGTCACCAGCTTCACAGTGCTGAATTCCTTCCTCTACCGTGCCTTGCCGGGTCATCACATCAAACAGGGTGCATACATCCTCTGTCTTTGCGCCGTAGGTGTCCGTTGCGTTGCACTGTGCATCGCAGTCCACCAGCAGGACTTTCTTGCCAAGCAACTGCAATGCACCAGCCAGACAGGTGCTTGTTGTGGTCTTTCCTGTGCCGCCTTTCTGGTTGGCGACAGCTATAATTTTTGCCATTTTTATTCTCCCCACATTACAAAATAACCATTGTACTTAAATTTTTTTGCTGCCTTACCAGCTTCAATTAGCGCCTGTCCTTCCTCAATCGCTTCGTCTGGTTCTACAGTGCCGTGCCCGCGAGAACCGACCATTACATGAATTGGCGTATCAATTCCGTCCCCAACGGTGAAAAACTCAACTCTGTTACAATCGAAGTCGTTTCGCAATTTCGCCACTTCTCTGTACAAAACGGAACTTTGAACTTTTGCCATTTTATCATCCTTTCTTTATTTGCTGCTAAGTGCTTCAATGGAATAGAACGCTGGCATATACCTGTCTACGATACCTGCCTTGTCCACGCTTCTAATCAGATAGCCAACGGGTCTGTCAGGGAACGGAGACCTGTCCAAAGACAAGATGTCATTGTATGCGGCTTTCACCGTCTCATAAACCGCTTCTCTGCGTCTCGGCAGCTTGATTTCAGGATGCTCTTTCTTCATCCACTTCTCAACTACCTTCGCCACGTCAATGCAGTCTTGCTTTTCTAGCTCGTCACACACAGACCAGTCGAAATCCTCATATCCGCTTGTGCAGGGTTTTCTGGCGGCTTTTTTGATTTCCGGCTTGGAATTAGCCGTCTCACAATCAACCTCGCTAGAATCGGCATCTATGACGGGCTGCTTGGATTTGTACCCGAATCGAAACTCAACTGCTACTACCTTTCGCCCTGTGCAAATCTTTTCAAAGTCAACGACAATGTCTGAAACATTGCTGATCTCTTCCACTGCTGGTTCAAGAACTCTGCGGCGCAAAGCCCGGAAATCGTCATAACTTGCATCGTTTGCCCCCAAGTGGTCACGCAGCTGCTTCAAACCAATCTTGTTCGATGTTAGAGAGCGATTCATCCAATCTCGAATCATGCTGTACATCAGAATAGATGCTTGCTGTTTCATCCCAATCGTATAGCGCAGGCGATATTTGACGTAGCCGCTTCTTGCAATATCGAAGAACACAGGCCGTAAGTCAGGATTGCAGTTAATTGAAACATCATAGGACAAGGATTCCCGATTGAACTTAACCTCTGCCTTTGTGAACAGTGGATACATCACATATTCCGTTCCATCTGTATTCAGTGGTACTGAAACCACGTTGCCCAAAAAGTGCTTAACTTGCGACTTCAAGTTCTTTGAATTGAGCTTCAAATCCAGCAGCTTGCAATATTCAGCCAGCGTAAACGACACGTTAGAGCTTTCTGGGTCTCTCGGATTGATACGGCTCAGATAGACCTCAAGCAGCCGAAGCTCGCCTGCTGTGTAGTCCGTAAACTTCGCCCAAACCAATGCCTTGCTCTTTTCGACAAGATTGTTTCCTGTCAATTCTGGCATTGCATCACCTCATTTCTTCTACCCTATTATACCACTGCATCGTGTACACGTCAATGATTCTGTACACAATTATTTTTCAACAATCGACTTCCACATTCTGTACACGATGCTCCACTTTTTGTACACGATACACTCCACTTCTTGTACACGTTCCTTCACTTTATGTACACAATGCTCCACTTTTTGTACACGTTCTTACTATATATATAAACAAGAGATAAACAAGAGATAAATAATCATCATCAAATAGTGACGACGATACATTTTCAACAATTTCTTCTCTTCAACGGGCAGATTGTGGAAAACGACAACTTCTTTTGCTGAATAAAAAACGTCCATCAAGCCCTATAATCTACCTGACGGTTCTATCGTGTACAGAAAATGGAGTGCAATTACATCAATAGGGGACGAATTGACAAGTCACGCTTTGACGAACGAAAATTTCACGCGAGTTCGTTAATTACATCCGCAAAAATCCACCATTTACGACTCTATAGGGGACAAAATGACAACCCAAAACTATATTTATAACAGGTCTATTGTGTACAAAAAGTGGAACACGTCCCCCTGTATACCGTAAAAACTTCGATAATTCGACAATCAGCGCAAAATGTTTTCTTCGTTGATGGTATAAGAATCGTTTCGTTTCATGGCCGAAGCTTCCCCACAGTCCTGTGCCTGATATAAAATCTGCATATTGGGTTGTGTTCCGTCTGGGTCTGGGTCGGTTTTGGTGGCCTGTGCCATTTCATAATGACCTGTGACGGTGCGACAGACGGACACACGATCACGCAAAGTCGTGTGAAGGTTGGCTACCATTTCGCACAGAACGGCAAGGTAATCTGAGCCGTGATTGCCATAGATCAGATAGCACAGCATGTCAATTTCCTGTGGATGGGCGTCTTTGATATGTTCTATCAGCGTATCTCTCTTTCTCTCGGTGCTGGCATCGCCAGCCAGACTTTCCAATAATCCGGGATGCAAACAAGCGTCTATGTACGGCTTGACCGCAACGCCGCAGCACACGAACCACTTTATGATAGTAGGAGCATCTGGGGTCATTGTCCCTTGCTCGTAACGAAAAATGGATGTCCGGCCTACACCCATTTTGTCCGCAAGCTTCTGTTGGCTAAGTCCGGATTCTGCTCTTGCCATCTCTAACGCTTTTGCCACTCGTATCCTATAATCATCCATAAATACCCTTCTTTCGACAAAATGATACAAATGCAAAGGAATTTAACTGATATATTGTTCAAAATGTGAAACAATAATTGAAAAAAGTCGCTATTTCATTGAAACAGCGAGATGTGATATAACTGTATTGTCAAAAAATTCCAAAGAGTAGTGAAACAAAAATGAAAGAAACTGTAATCTGGAACCATGAACGTATGCCGATCATCGACGGAATGCCTGCCAGTGTTCCCGATGGGAAGCCGCACACACCTGAACCGTGGGAGGAAAGCGAATGAACCGAACCGTAGATGCTCTGATTATTCCATACACTCGCAGAAGGACGATGGAGCTTGTCCTGAGCCTTTCTGGGTACGAAGCTGATAAAGATGCTTACCTTGAAGCAAAAGGCATCCTGGAACGTGCCATAGCCGCCTTAGACGATGGACGTGACCCGGCAGACAGCATCGAACGCATTGACGGGCAGCTTGTGGGACTGTGAAAGGAGAAGAAGATGGACTTTACGAATGGATTCTATAAAGCCGAGAACCCTGTCGTTCTTGAAGAAGTGAAAACTTTCCTCCAGTCAATGGAACGGCGTGGAGCAACCGTAAAAGACTTGGACGATGCCATTGTGCAGCTAAACAATGTTTCGCACAGCATCAGCACAAACGCTCTCGTCAAAGCAGATGTGCTGGACGATTTACCGGATAACCCCTTTCGTTCCATGCTCAACGGAATGTTGCAAAGCAAAGGGTAACTTAAACTTAATGTGGCTCTTAATCATTGTCATTGCAATTTTTGGCTTCCCTGATGTGAAGTAATGGATGCGAAGAAAACGTTCGATTTTTACGAAGTTGTTAAAAATACATTGACTTGACAACTAAAAGATGTATAATCGTATCAAATGAACATCTGCACTTACCGATCGGGAGGATATGCCACAATGAGTGAACAGGAAAGAGCCAAGATTGACCGATTTATTGCATGGCTGCTGGAACATCCTGAAAAGATTCCGGCAGCGGAACAAGCACTAGACCTAGAGTAACAGAAAATCCCTTGCGCAGAGCTATACCAGCCCGGCACAAGGGATTCTTTTATTTTACCGGGCATGAACGTTACATCTTCTCGATCAGGTTCATCAGCGCTTCACGCTGCTCCTTCGGCATAGATTCAAGTTTTCTTCTAATCCGCTCCACAGCTGCATCGACTTCGCTTTGCGGCTGCTGGGGCGGGTTTTCTTTTTGGCTGCCAGTCAGTTCTTCAACTGTAACGCCTAGCGCGTTGGCTACTGGCGAAAGCATTTCATCTGGAAAATCTCTGTCGGTAGTTAGCATTTGAGAGATATAACCTCTGCTTTTCCCGATTTCTCTGCACACAAAGGATATATTCACACCTTTGTCGGCAGCGATTTTCTTGGCTCGCTCCACATTGCGCATAGAAAAAGACCTCTCTTTTTGTGCAAATAGCCAAATGTTCACAGAATTGAAGATTGACTATTGAAAAATAGCCACTTGGCTAGTATAATATGAAATACAGGGCAAACAAAAACTAAGACCCCTGACAAATCTATCGGGAAGTCGCTAGAAAATGTTCACTTTGTACTTCGCAACTACATAGTAGCATATTTTCTAGTAAAATGCGAGCCCAGAAAGGAGAATGGCTAGTGAATCTTTCTAAAATCGACGAGTTTCGCAAGTTACATGGTCTGTCTCGTACTGACTTGGAAGTAGCCGCTGGTTTAAGTAACGGCGCACTGGGCAAGTGGGAACGCTCCGCAAATGGGCCGAGCATTCGACAGCTTGTGAAAGTTGCTGATTACTTCCGCGTGTCGGTAGACGCTTTGCTTGTGAGGGACAAGCAGTAAGTCATAAGAAAGGATTAAAAATGAACGACATTATCTTATCCATGCAAAATGGCGAGCCTGTGGTTTCCAGCCGTCAGATTGCAGAGAGCTTCAAGAAGCGTCATGACCATGTGATGCGTGACATCGAAGACATTATGAGGGGTCTCCCCAAAAATGGGGACACCCCCATGTTCTACAAGACCGAGTACATCCACGAACAGAACGGTCAGACATATTTCATGTATCTGATGAACCGTGACGGCTTTACACTGCTGGCGATGGGCTTCAATGGAAAGGCTGCTCTTGAGTGGAAGCTCAAGTACATTGCAGCGTTCAACGAGATGGAAAAGAAGCTGGCTGAAAAGCCGCAGCTTACCCGTTCGCAACTCCTTGCAACTGCGCTGATCGCAGCGCATGAGGAACTGGAAGAGAAGAACAAGCAGATTGCAGAACTTACGCCGAAGGGCATTTTTGCTGACGCAGTGAGCGCAAGCAACCAGAGCATTCTTGTTGGTGAAATGGCAAAGCTGCTGTCTCAAAACGGCATTCAGATGGGTCAGAACCGCTTATTCTCATGGCTGCGTGAGAACGGATACCTGATTAAGGACAGAAAACGGACGGACTACAATATGCCGACCCAGAAGTCTATGGAACTTCGCTTGTTTGAAATCAAGGAAACGTCCATTGCGCATTCCGATGGGCACACTTCTATCAATAAGACCCCGAAGGTGACGGGTATCGGTCAGGTCTATTTTGTTAATCTCTTCTTAAAGACGGAGAAGAGCAAGAAAGGGGAGGACTGAACATGGAACAAATTATCACCTTAAAGGTAGACCTTGAGCACCCGGATGATGCAAAGTTTGCCATTGACGAGGCGGTCAAGGCCTACAAAGCAGACAGGCTGAAGTGGACAGAAGAGGAGATTGCCGAAGCGAAGCATCTGGCGATGAAGATTATGGAACAGTTGTGCTTGGATGGGTATAGCATTGAATGGTGCGGAGTCACGGAAGCGTACTACTACAAGGCAGTTTCTGTTTGGCTTAAAAGCCCAGGCGATGAAAGCTTTAAGCGAAATGCAACGTGCTGCATCTTTTCTGCCTCTTTTGATACTTGGGTTTCCAAGTGTGTCTGCCTGTGCCGGGCTACCAGCAGGGATGTGCCCGCTTTTATCGTCAAAAAGGTCGGTGAGTGCTGGCAATGAAATTTTGTAAAGCGCAAAGCCGTAAGCGTAGATTGAAACTGGCGATGGCGGCGGGCGTGTCCAGAAACGATGCCAACAAGGTACTGTGGATGGAAAAGATGCTGAACCAGTGCTTTGAACGGCATAACCGGGAAGCCAAGAAGAAAGCAGGAGAGCAGTGTGGAGATTAAATACTGTGAGCGCTGTGGAGCTCTTCTTGGAATGGTGGCCGCGAATCGAAAATACTGCCTTAATTGCTACAGCATCGCAAATTTGGAGCGAGGCAGAGAACGTAAACGAAAACAAACTGAGGACAAGCGAAAAGAAACCGCAAAACCGGTTCCTTGTGCTTGGTGTGGTAAACCACTTGTGCGGAGAAATATTTGCCAGAAATATCACGCAGAGTGCTCGAAAGCAGCTTACGCAGACTCGCAAAAAAAGCTGCGCGAGAAGTATCGAGAAAGCGGTAAAAGCGGCCAGTACAAGAAGCCGGAGCAGAAAAAGGCAAAGCCGAAAAATAAGGACTATACCATCGACGAAATCAAAGAAAAGGCAAAGGAGCTTGGCACAACATACGGCAAGGTAGTGCTTGGGCTACAGCTTGGAACGATTGATAGGTGGTAAAGATGAACGGCAAATATTATGGAAAGCGGGAGATTTGATGGCAAAGCCGAGAAGCTGACCGCCTAGAACATATCCATAGAAAGGACTACAAGAAATGTACAAAAACAAAAGATACAAGCAAAAGCTTGCACGGGATGACATGTCCCCCAAAGCGTACGAGCTCGTAAATGATATGTATGGCATGGTCATTAGTTCCGGCTTGAAGCTGAAAGAAATCCGCATGGTTTGTGTAATGCTGCGCAAGAAAATCGAAAACACGGTTGCAGAATGTGCCGTTGGTGGACGGGAGGGCTGAGTGTGAAGACGTTGGTTGAACTTATCTTGATTTGGGCTGGGACGTTGGCAATCGTCCTGGCATTCCTCCTTGTGAATATGTGGCTGATAAACGAGATCGGTGTGATGGTTGGCATTGAAGCTGCGAAATACACTATTGCAGCCGCAGCCATCGCCGCATCGGCTTGGGTATTCGGGCACAAGGGTGAGAAAAAATGACGCTCGAAGATGCCATGAAAGAACGCGGTATTCGTGTGAATGAGCTTTGTCGCAAAAGCACAGTGTCAAGGCCGACACTGGACAGCATTCTCGGGAGAAGAAGAGCCAGGCACAAAGAAGGAATCAGAACAGGGACACTTTTGAAGATATGCGATGTTCTGAACGCATACGCAATCGTCGATAACTCAAACCCGGACTACTTCGATGTCGTGTTGAAAGAGGTGGAAAAATGAAAAGCGCAAAAGGGACGATATTCGTTACAGTTGGGATTTTGTTCTCGATTTTGTCTGTTGGTTGCGGAGGCTTAATTGAAAACGCAACAACGCTTGGAGCTGGGCTGTTTTACGCTTTTCTTTCAATTTTGCTTTTGGCTGTGGCACTTTTCATGTGCGCACTTGGCGTTACTGCGGAAAACGAATATAACGACCGTAAAAGCAAGAAAATCAGCCGTGTAACACATCATACCAACAAATGGAGGAATGCAGAATGAACGAAATGTACGATTGCTCCGGCTGTTTTGATCGGTTCGGTGGCGTGGTTGAGCCGGAGGACGGCGTGTACTTTATGACCAACGAGCAGATGGCAGAAGCCAAAGAAGCTGACCGACTGGCCGAGATCGAGGACTTGCAGTCTGAAATTGAGGACAGGGAAGCGGAGCTGAAAGACCTCTATGCACATCTGGCAGAACTGATGGCTGGTTGATTTTGTACAGCCGTATTAAGCCAAAGCAATAACAATGAAGCCTAATGAAGCCGAAGAAAGGAAAGAAAAATGGCAGTATTAGTAATGGTCTACGGTCACTCCGGCAGCGGCAAGTCCGCTTCGCTTCGGAACTTTGACCCAGAACAGGTGGCAGTCATCAACGTGCTTGGCAAACCGTTGCCGTTCCGTAGCAACATGAAAACCTATATCACCAACGACTACGGCAAGATTGATGCCGCAATCCACAGCACCAAGCGTAAGTCCATCGTCATTGACGATGCCACCTACCTTATGACAGGCGAGTTCATGCGGAACGCAAAGGTCGCTGGATACCAGAAGTTCACCGACATGGCAGCCAACTTCAACGCTTTGCTGATGCGGGCGAAGGAACTGCCGGGCGATGTTGTGGTCTACTTCTTCGGGCATAGCGAGCGTGACGGCGATGGCGGCGAGAAGTTCAAAACCATTGGCAAACTGCTGGACGAGAAAGTCTGCGTGGAAGGGTACTTCACCATTGTTCTGAAAACTGTTGTACAGGATGGGCGATACCTGTTCAGCACTCGCAACGATGGGATGGACACCGTGAAAACCCCTCTGGGGATGTTCAACGATGCGCTGATCGAAAACGACCTCGCCGCCGTAGACAAGACCATCCGTGAGTATTACAACATCTCGGTTCAGCCGGATAACAAAGGAGAGTAACAGATGAAGAACATCAACTGGAATGACGTACAGGAAGCCACCGAACGCCGTGACTTGCCTGTTGGGGGCTATGTTGCCGGTATCTGCAAGGCAACGGACGAGCCTGCAAAGGAGTACTTGAATATCGAGTGGGAAGTCACAGAGGGCGAGTTCAAGGGATACTGGCGTGAGCAAACCGCTTCCCTTATCGAAAGTGGCAACCTAAATCCGGGCGAATGGGCATGGGGCGGCAAGACCATCAAAAGCTACAAGAAAAAGGCACTTCCGTTCTTCAAGGGTTTTATCACCGCTGTAGAGCAGTCCAATCCCGGCTACAAGTTCAACAACGATGAAAAGACCCTGCGTGGTAAGCTGGTCGGCGTGGTTCTCCGTGAGGAAGAATATATGGGCAACGATGGGAACATCAAGACGAAGCTTGCCGTTGACCGTTTCACTAGCGTGGACAAGATTCGTTCCGGTGACTATGAGGTCAGACCGAAGAAAACGCTGGCTGGTGCATCTGGTTCTGGCTACTCGCAGGGCGGGAACGATGACTTTTCTGTGATTGAGGGCAGCACGGATGACATACCGTTCTGACCTGTAAAGCGTTGACTGCCTACCTTATATAAGAGCTGCGCTATCTGGCTGGACGGGCGTTTGGAAAGATGAAGCACTTGGGCGACATTACAAAGATTCACGGCGACCAGATAGAACCTGTGGATTGTATCACGTTTGGCAGCCCATGCCAGGACTTGTCCATTGCAGGACGCAGGGCCGGACTTGCAGGAGAACGTTCCGGGCTGTTCATGGAGGCGGTTCGGATTATAAAGGAAATGAGGTCAAGCACAAATGGATTGCATCCAACTTTCGCTATTTGGGAGAACGTGCCCGGAGCTTTCAGTTCAAACGGCGGAGAAGATTTTAGAGCCGTGCTGGAAGAACTTGCCCGCGTGGAACAACCAGACGTTTCAATTCCTAGACCTCCGAAAGGAAAATGGAGCAAAGCCGGAGCAATCACCGGAAACGGATGGTCTCTGGCATGGCGACAGCTCGACGCTCAATATTGGGGAGTGCCCCAGAGAAGAAAACGTATCGCTCTTATCATCGACCTTGGAGGCCAACGCGCCGGAGAAATATTATTTGAGCGCACGAGCCTGTCAAGGTATCCTGACCCGTGCATCCCGACGTGGCAAGAGACTACCGGAGCTGCTGGAAGCCGCATTGCTGGAAATGATCGAGTGGTGGCAGAGGGGGGGCGGAACGCAGCCTACACCTTGAAAATACGTTCGGGATGCGCAGGCGGCGGCAAGGGCGCACTGGTACAAACGGAGAAAACCGGGACGCTATCGACGCTCCAAGACCAGACGCTTTTCCAAGCGATTCCAGTCTTAAATGACCAAGGCGGAGGGGCGATGAGTGCGTCCTATAACATGACGGGGACATTGCGGACATCGGAACACGGACACCAACCTATTGTTCTAGAAAGTAACCAAGTCCATGCAACGGTCACACAAAACGGCATCTGCCCAACGCTTCCAGCAAGCATGGGTCTTGGCGGCGGGTATGTTCCAATGGTCACGGAAAGAAAAATATTTGATGCACGAAGAAATGGAGACGGCCAGATAGTGCCCACCATCACCGGCGACCACGAAAGCCGGATCACGGATTACACGGCCATTGCAATCGAACGCAAGACTTTCAGCGAGCAGTCGTTCAGCTACTACAAGGAAAGCGGCAAATGCTCAACCTTGAAAGAGAAAGCTGGGAACATCGGAAATGGCAGCGAGTGCCTGATTGCAGAGAAAACCATCCGTTGGATTGTTCGCCGCTTGACTCCTGTCGAGTGTGAACGGTTACAGGGCTACCCGAGCGGATGGACTGACATTGGCGAGTGGACAGACACCAAAGGAAAAAAGCATAAGTCCGCTGACAGTCCACGGTACAAGGCACTCGGAAACAGCATTGCTCTACCGCAGTGGTTCTGGATTGCACAGAAGATGAAACCTTATCTGGTCAAAAATGCCACGCTAGGAAGTCTGTTCGATGGTATAGGTGGCTTCCCGCTTATCTGGCAAAAGACCTATGGAAACGGTACGGCACGATGGGCGAGCGAAGTTGATAGCTTCTGCATTGCCGTCACAAAAAGGAGATTTGGCGAAGAATGATTACCTGTTGTCTCAACTGCGAATCACGCTGCACAGCTTGCCACGACACTTGCGAGAAGTACAAGGAAGAGAAGAAAGACTTCGAGGAGCGCAAGGCGTTTGTGCATGAGCTTAACAACAGCCAGAGCGTGTACCACCGCAACTACGAGGACAAGCACCGGGAACGTGGAAAAAAGCGGTTTCTCGGAAGTGAATTTAGAGGTGAACGATAAATGGGAGCTTTCATTGCAAGACAACCTAATGGTCTGCTGTGCCGGTTTTCTTCGGTGGTCGATTGCATTACCGATTACAACATGACCGAAGAAGAATATATCGAAATGTGTGCAGAAAAAGCACGAAAAGAAGCACGAGATGTTCTTGACCATTATATTGAGCCGTTTGAGATTGTTGACAGGTGCTTTTTTCCGAACAACATGACAGTGGAAGAACATAAGCGAATTATGAAGGAAATGGAAAAGCCCGCTGACAAAGCAACTCATATTCCGTGAATTTGGAGGTAAACGAGGATGAATGAATGGAAAGATATAGTGAAAAATCCACCTCACAAATGTGACGGAGATTCGATGGGAAACATTTTGGTTTGGTATAGCAATACGGAACATGCAGGAATTGTGAATATGACCCTTGCGGAGTCGTTTCCTGACAATATGCCGTTCTGGATGCCACTCCCAAAACGACCAAAGGACAACGCATGAACACCGGCAAGCAGTTTGAAGCAGACTTCAAAGCATCCGTCCCATCCGATGCGTGGTGCTACCGGCTGAAAGACAGTGCCGCCACCTACTACGGCGGCAACGAGAACCTGTCCTTTTCCATCGATAACATCTGCGACTTCCTTGTGTACCGATACCCGATGAACCACCTGTTTGAACTGAAAACCATAGAAACGCCCTCTATCCCTCTGGAAAAGGTGTTCGGCAAGTACGACAAGGAAAAGTGCAAGTACCGCAAGGAAAAGCACATTACTGACATGGTGGATGCGATGGGGTACAGCGGTCAGACAGCCCATGTGATAGTCAATTACAGGGTAGTCAACCGCACCTTTGCAATCCCAGCCAGCAAGGTTCTGACGTTCCGTTACAGCGAAAACCGGAAGAGCATCCCTTGGCAGTGGGCAGAGCAAGAGGGGATAGAGGTCAAAGCAAAAAGGCTGCGTGTCCATTGGCGGTATGACGTGGATGGGCTGCTAAAGAGATTGGAGAAAGAACATGGCATTGATAAGTAACGCAATCAACGCTTTATGCAATGCTTGGTTTGGAGATGACCTCGATTCTGAATGCGAATTTTGGGACGAAGAGTTTGAAATTGAGGATGCTAAATACAAGCGCTGGCTCTCTCACCTTGAATCAAAGGAGAATAAAAATGGCTGAATATCATGTTGGATGCGGGCTATTCGGAACCATCTATGCCGGAACGATGATGAAGCAACGGAAAGATGGATTGCAACTATGGAGAAGCAAGTCTGATGTGACCGATGAAGCGGTCTCCGCTGTTCTGTCTCATTTTGTTATTGAAATGGATAGTTTAGACAAAGCGAAACTCGAAAAAGTGTGGGGCGTTATTGGAAACAAGAAGCTAAAAGTTACATTCGAGCTTTCCGCCGATAAGGAGCAGTCAGATGAATAAGCACAGAAACCGCCCCTCGAATGGCAATCAGGCAATGTCATCCAACCTCCGCAAAATTGCACGGCAGAACCAGTTGTACGGCTTTCGCATGGCTCTGGATGGTGTCACCGCCACATGGGGCGCACTGATCCAGAATCTTCGGTGCGATGCAGACCTGACCGATGAACAGGTGCAGAAAATGATCCGCATTGGTGACAGGTACTGGGAGATGGTCGGCAAGTTCAAAGAAGAGGACATGACCCCTGACGAATTTGCAGATTACATCACCGCAAAGTCGGAACAGGTCGAAAAAGAGCTGAAAGAAAGGTGGAGCTGATAACAATGTTTGAATTTGCAACTCGCTGGCTGGTCTGCCTAGTCCTGTTGGCGGTGGTGGTTCAGTCCGAGCGGACAATCAAAAACATGGCAGACAACCTGTTTGAAGAGCGTCAAGCAATGCTCGTCTGGATGTTCGTCAACGTGTGTTTGGCCGTTTGTACGGCTGTTGTGATGGGGTAAAAATGATGATTCAGGATATCAACATGGTAGGGCGTGAAAGGCTGGCTTTTCTGTATGGTCTTTATAGTGGCTGTGCGAAATCCGAAACTGAGCTTAATATCAAAGGCATTTATCAGGAAATGGATTCCGAGTTAGCTTGGTGTTTGGGATTCAACGAGAACTACAGCAAATGTTATGAGATGAACGGGGAATAACCAATGGACAACGAACTTTACTGCCCGATGAAGATGACCAGCAATCCGCTTGGTCGGTGCGTTTGCGAAAAAGAGAAGTGCGCTTGGTGGCGGCAGTTGGACAACTGCTGTTCCGTCTGGCAGATTGCACGGAAACTGGACAGCATTGAAACAAAGATGAAGAGGTGAGAGCATGAAACTGGTTGATGTTGATCCAATCATTGCGGCGTGGAAAACTGTTGGCGTTGATAAAAAGAATGAAGCGAAGCCGTTTTTGGACAGCAAAAACTTCATCGTATACATACAAGGACAAATCAGAAGCAGCATTGGAGATGTGTTTTTAGATTTAGCAAACGTATTGGAAAAATCTGAGCCCGCCAATATATGGTTTGATGCCAAGAAAGTTTTACCCGAAAAAGACAAAGAAGTTCTCGTAAAAAGAGAAAAGTTCGGCATTGAAATTGCGTTTTTATCTTATGACGGATTATGGGAAGACGACGAGTGCATTGTACTTGGAGATGTAACTCATTGGGCGTATCTTCCTGAACCGCCAAAGGAGGTCTGATACATGGCAACACCCCCGAAGCGTGGTCGTGGCAGACCGCCGCTGACCGAAGCTGAAAAGAAAAAGCGTGAGAAGCGGGCACAAAAGGCGAAAGAAGAAGCCGCTGCGAAACGCGAGAAAGAGCGAGAGAAGAAGAAACAGCAGATGCTTAACAAGCGGAAATCTATCCGCTCACAGGTGAGTAAAAAGGTGAAAGAACAGCAAGAATTGGCTATCGAGAAGTCAAAGATGATGAACACAGGCGATTTGCAGTCGAGAATCGGTGATGAAGAGGACAAGAAGGTCATCGGCATGATTGCAGCCAAGTATTTTGGTGACCTTCCGAGCGTGGACATGAACAACCCGATTGAAGTGCAGCAGCGCCTTGACTTCTTCTTTGACGCTTGCATCGAAGCCAGAATCTCCCCTGTGGTGGAATGGATTGCACTGGTGCTTGGCATCGAATGGGTGAGCCTGAAGCAGATTATGGCGGGCAAGCGCCGTGACGACAGCTTGCAGCAGAAGTACATCTTGAAGCTGATTCTGCAAATGCAGTCCATGTGGGCGTACAACGGGATGTACGGTCAGGAGAACCCGGCAGAGTGGATTTTCCGAGCCAAGAACTACTTTGGTATGCGTGACAACGTAGAAGTCACCGTTGCACCGCCTGAACAGCCGTTGGGCGATGCCCAGAGCGCAGAACAGTTGGCTCAGAAGTACCAGACGGCTTTACCGAAGGAGATTGACGTGGAGTACAGAGAGGTGGCAGAAGAGGTGGTCGAGGATGACTAACGGCGATTTTATCCGCTCCATGACGGACGAAGATATTACAGAAAACTTTACGCGGGGCATCTGCGAGCTTATCAAACATCGTGACCCGGAGCGTTGCCAGAACCGTGAGCATTGCTTTCATTGCGTCAAGGACTGGCTGAAAGAGAAAAACAAAATCATGGTGAGGGCTGACCAATGGGAACTTTGATTGACTTCTCCGACCCTTGTCTGCGCACGTTCCTGCCTGTCCTCTTGCAAGACCACACGACAGGCAAGAACATCATCTGGGCGACAGACCCGCCGCCTGAACTGGGCGTGGGCTTTGCGGATGAAATCACGTTAGAACAAATCAAGAAGTGTCCGCCAGTGCCACGAGTTCTCAAGCGTCTGGATGAGCAAAAGCAAAGAACCAAAGCAAGAGCAGAGGTTTTCACTCCTTCTTTGGTCTGCGAAAAGATGATAGACATGGGCGAAGAAAACGGTGCGATGCCCGATATGAAGAAAAAGCCTATCAAGTACATCCATTCGACAGTTCTTGAAATCACCTGCGGAGAAGCACCATTCCTTGTGAACCGATACGACACGGTAACAGGCAAAAAGATTCCAATACCAAGACGGAAAGGACTATTTGACCGCAAACTGAAATGTGTAAACAACTGGTTTGATTGGAATGTCTGGACATGGCACGATGTTGCAGAGGACGCAGCGACGGCTACATACGGCTATGAGTGGCAGGGTGACAACCTGTTGCTTGCAAGAGCAAATATGCTCCTGACATGGCGAGAGAACTTTAAGTGGCTGTTTGGCATAGAGCCTGACGCTGGGAAGGTTCGCAACATGGCTGCTATCATCTCATGGAACGTCTGGCAGATGGATGGTCTGAAAAAGACCGTGCCCGGCACGGACATTCCGTGCAAAATCAAAGACTGGAAAGCTGACAAAGAAATCCTGTTTAAGGATGTTGGGAAGGAAAAATAAGCAATGGTTGTTTTTGTTACGAAAAGAGAGTTAGAGGACGAAGATTGGAAAACACATATTGCTCAAGGTAAAGAGAGGATTCCAGCCGGAGCAAAAGTAGAACTCGTCAAGAGAATCGAAAATCTTTATGGGACGTATTACCTTTGCAACTACAAAGGTAAAAACTATTATCTTGACCCTCGCGACTTAAAATTGGAAGAGGAGTATTTTGACTAATGCAGACTGACAGAGGAATCTACCACAAGCGAGTATGCGACCGCTGCGGAGCGGTTCTGGGCGGCAGGATGATGAACCCTGACGAATACTTCAAGGACTGGGCATGGCGCAGGGACACAGGCGACCTGTGCCCGGAGTGCTATGCAGAGTATAAGCGAGTGATCGGACGGTTCAACAGAGGAAAGCGCGTGAGAAAGGAATGACAAAATGCGGAATGTGATAGTTTGCAAATGCAAACGATGTGGGAAGCTTTTGTATTGGGATGGAAAAAATTTTTGGATTACGCCAACCTTGACGTCGTGTTTAGGGCTTACAAAAATGGTGGAATCCGTAAAATTTTCCAAGATAAATTACAGTCGCACCCGTGTGGCGATGGGAAAACTGGAATTTGCGTAGGCATTTACGAAATTGGAGAGGAAGGTAAGAAGGAATGAACTTCTACTGTACCACCGAACATTGCTCTTGCATGGGCATCAAGCAGTTCTCCGCTGGCAAGGCTATCCAATGTACAGCAGAACCCTGCAAGAACAAATCTGAGCCATCCTGTGGCTCTTGCAAATGGTACGCAGAGCCGCAGGGCGTGTGCGTGAACGACCAGTCAGAACACGTTGCAGACTTCGTGTTGGACGAACGTGGATGCAAAGAATGGGAGAAAAGAGAAAATGACAACTAAAGATACGCTCGCCATATTTGTTCTTGGGTCAATTATAACATTATTTGTTGGATCCTTTATTACGCTTTTTGAAATGTTTCTTTGGGATATGACCGATAGCATTTCAATTGAATGGTCATGGAAGCATCCAGAACGCTCAACAATTATTCATGCGATAATAATGGTGACTATCAACGCCGTTACCTTTTGCGGTGGTTTTTTGGCTGTATGGCTGGCGAAAGGATGAGGAAATGAGCTATGATATTTCGCTGTGCGACCCAGTAACGCACGAACCACTCAAAGCAGATAGTACGCATTTTATTGCAGGTGGTATGCGCGCGATGGGCGGCACGAAAGAGCTGTGGCTTAACGTCACCTATAATTACGGTCACTTCTATTATCGACCGGAAGTGTTTGGAGAAAGCGGCATCCGCTCCATCTATGGCAAAACAGGCGTAGAGAGCATCCCGATGCTTGAAAAGGCTATTTCTGCACTAGGTGACGATGTGGACGACAGCAACTACTGGAACGCCACAGAGGGCAACGCCAAACGAGCCTTGTGCGGTCTGCTAGCGTTTGCAAAGATGCGTCCTGACGGCGTATGGGATGGAGATTGAAAGGAGAAAAAACAATGAAGAAAGCAATTTTATCTGTAGCATTGGCGGCATCTATCGCATTGTGCGGATGCACAGAAGCATCTCGTGTGAATCACAATATTTCGCAACAGGCAAAGAATTTCAACGTCACTCGCAGATTGTCTGTTGTTAATGCAAGAACTGATACGCCGATGCTTGAAATAATCGGAAACATGGACATTTCCAATAATAGCAACAATGAACTTGTGGTGACTATTGAATTGCCCGATGGCACATACAAAAAGCATTACGTCTATCTTAACGAGTACACAATGTACATTGTGGAGGATTTGAGCGGTTCTGACGTGGACAAATATCATTACGAAATCAACATCTTGCCGCAGCAGTTACAAAACTTCGTTCTCACCTACAATCCGTAAGCGGGGTATCGGATAATGGCTAACACGCTTTGGCATCCAGCAAGCGAACCACCACGAGAGCGAACGCAACCTTTGTTGCTTGCGACTAAGACAACGTGGCGTGATAAAGATGGAAAAATGTTGCAAGGAATCTCGCCGACAGCGTACTTTCTTGGCTGTTACGCAGACGGTCAGTTCTGGGATGAGATAGGCGAGAGACTGCCGAAAGATGTGACGGTGACGCATTGGATGGCGTTTCCAATGATATAGGAGGGCTTATGGAAAACAATATCGTTATTACGCAAGATATGGTTGACGCATTCACGGCAGAAATGCGGGAAGCATACCAAAAGTATGGTGATGATGAAGAAATCATTCACAGCATGATGGACGGCATTATGTGCGAAACTTTAGATAAGCTTGGCTTTACAGAAGGTGTTGAAATCTTTAACGAAGCACCGAAATGGTATGCGTAAGGAGCAGTAAACATGACGAACAAGAAGTTTGGCATCATCGTTATGGACTTGAGCTTTTTTGACTTCGGGCCGAAGCCGCCTTGTGGGTACATCAAGGCAAAACATATCCGCCCAGCGTACGGCAAAGGCACAAAACCTGTAAAGGCGCATAAGCGAATTACGAGAACGAGAGAGGGATTTAGAAAGTGAAAAAGCTTAAATTTCCCGAGGATTTCTTTGCATACGACAACCCGGACTGTCCCGATAAGGATATTGAAAAAGCCGTAAACAGGATGAAGAACTGGATGAAGGGCGAGACCTACAAGAGCAACCCTTGGTTCTTTATGGCAGCTGGCAACTATCTGATTGTCGGTCTGATTGCTGAGGATGGGCAGAAAACAATCTACGTTGCACGGCAGTATTATGAGATAGTCAACATTCCGGGCGAAGGCTGGCTGTGTGAACCTGACGCTGAGTGCTTGTTTTAATGGAGGATTAAAGATGGAAGAACTTAAGAGATGTCCGTTCTGCGGTGCGGAACCACCGACTGTAAAAGTGCTTCATCCACTTGACATTAACATGGCTAATTGGGTGGTCTGCGGAAAATGCGGGGTAAGCACTTCTGTAACATTTGGAAAGGAAAAAGCCATCGAAGCATGGAACAAACGCTACAAAGAGGACTGAGCATGGACAAAAAACGAGACAGCTTTACATTCCAACGATACTACTTTGAAGCCATCTCCACACTGAAAAGTAAAGAAAAATTGGAACTCTACGATGCAATCTGCGCATACGTTTTTGAAGAAAAAGACGCAACTTTGAACTCAAAAAAAGCAGAATCTTGTTTCATTTTGATTAAGCATCTGCTCGATGAAGAATTGAAAAGAAGCGATATTGCGTCAAAAGGATGGTCTACACGAAAGTCAGCTCATCCTCATGTCATAAATGAGATGAAAGTCAGCTCATCTATGAGTTCAAAGTCAGATGATGATGAACCCATAATATCAACTGACAGTCAGACGAACGTCAAGACCTTGCCGGAAAGCGCGGTCAATAAGAAACCTGACATCTTCTCCGACTTTGCTCATGGCGATAAAGCCCTGCTGGAATCCCTGCGAGAGTTCTCACAGATGCGTACAAGAATCAAGAAGCCTATGACAGACCGGGCAAAACAAATGCTCTGCAACAAGCTGGAAAAGTTTGAGCGGCACGACTGGAAAGCTATCCTTGACCAGAGCATCTATGCCGGATGGCAGGACATTTACGCATTGAAACAGGATGACCAGTACGAGCAAAGTACGGAGATGGAGTTTCCTAGACTATGACAATGGACGTTCAAACGGTATTTATCGGTGCGCTGATGCTCTGCAAGCCGGGCGTTGTGGATGAAATCATACCAGACCTTGAACTTGACTTGTTCAGACCTGAGCTGAGAAACGCTTTTGCGGCTGTTCAGGGCTATTGGACGGCTAGGGGTAAGATAGATATAGTCGAGATAAACACGCAGCATCCAGACGTAGCGCAGACTCTCTTGTCGTGTGTACAAACCTGTGAATCAGAGTGTGTACGAATTGACAGGGAGCAGATGCAGCGTTGGACGCAGCTTATCAGAGAACAAGCTGCACTTACTCGTGTGCAAGGTTTGGCATTTCAGATGACCAGCGAGCTTACCGACTATTCTGATCTATCAGACATTTACCAGAAGATGGGCGAAGCGATGAGCCTAAAAGCTGAGGAAGAAGATGCGTGGACATACGAGGATGTGCTAAACGACTATGTGCTTCACATGGACGAGAAGCCTGTGTACATCAAGACAGGCCTAGAGCGTCTGGATGAAGCACTGCACATTTCTCCGGGTGATTTCATCATCATCGGCGGCAGACCGTCTGCGGGCAAGACCGCCCTGTCACTGCAAATAGCAGCAAGCATGGCAAAGCAAAACTACACCGTGTACTATTTCAGCTTAGAAACTAGCAAACGCAAGCTGGGCGCACGTCTAATGGCTAATCAAATATACTGCCCTCTGGACACGGTGAAAAATAAGGCGGTCAGCTTGAATGAAATTGACGGACAGGCAAAGAACATGAAGATGCCCCTGTATATCCGCTCCGCTGCCGGAAAGAATGTGGCGTGGATGAAGGCTCAGGCTCTCCGTAAAAAGGCTCAGGTCATCTTTGTGGATTATCTTCAGCTTATCCACGAAACAGGCGCAAAGGACAGATATGCCGCCATTACAGCCATTTCCATTGCCCTGCATGAACTGGCACAGACAACAGGCATTGTCGTTGTGGCACTGGCACAGCTTAATCGAAACCCATCTAAGCCCGGAGCAACGCCTACTAACTCCGACTTGCGAGAGAGCGGACAGATTGAACAGGACGCTGATGCAATCATTCTTCTGTCCGGCGATAACCCAGACAAGTACCTGTTCCGGCTAAGCAAGAACAAGGAAGGCGAGATAGGCGACCTTCCCATTACGTTTAACAAGCAGATTCAACGGTTTCAAGAGTACACTTGGATGGATTGAAAGGAGAGCCACATGGATGCATTGGAGAAGTTCATAGACAACGTGCACGCAGGAAAGGGAAGATACGGTCTGTGTGATGCTTGCCTGAACCGTCAAGGAGACTACTGCTTGTTTCACAATTTGTATCGGCGAGACGAGAATGGAAAGCATACTGTAACGGCTCAAAAACTCGAAAGGGTAGAATACTGCAACTCTTTTAACTATGCTGGATGGCTGTTATAAGCCTATAATCGCTTCTGTGCTCAAATCAGCCCAGTAGGATAGGCAAGAAAAACAGATAACAGGGTTTGGACGATAAAGCTACGGCCTGAATCCCATAAATATTTTTCGTCAATCAACAAACGGAGGAAAACGATTATGAACATCACTCGACTGGAACAAGAGACCATCGTCAACTTCAATGCAGCGGAAGATACTGCATCGGTTTATACCGCTGACCCGGTGTATATGCGCAAGCTTGACAAGCTGTGCGAGCGGGAGCCTGTGTCGTACAAGCTGGTCAAGCAGGACAAGGACGGCAAGTGGTATGAGATGCCCAAGCGACTTGTGCGGTTTGCTACCACAAGAATTATGACGGACGAACAGAAAGAAGCGGCTGCGGAGCGTATGCGCAAGATGCAAGCAGATGGTAGAATCTAATCTCCGCTAAAATCTCCAATCAACAAACGTATCAGAAAGCATGGAATGGTGTCAGGTAGTAAAACTACCCTCTGCGACTATTCCGTGCTTTTTTCTCTTGTTATTTATCGAGAGAAAACGGCAAGGTCTGATTTTGAGCAGGAACCGTCTCGATCGAGTGGCGTTTGGGCTGATATGGCTACGACTATCAGCGTGATGCGTTTGCATGCAAATGGATGCACATGATGCGTTTGCATTCAATCTTCCCCCCTTTCTTCCCCCTCTTTCCCCTACAATGAGCAGATCGGAAGAGCGG